GTCCCTTCCACCCCTTTCCGATTGACAAAATAAAACATGTCCAACAACTAAAAGGAAACGAGTATGAAACAAGGAACAATGAACATCCTGTTCTTCATTCTGAAGACAAAACTTCTGAAAAACGGTGAGGCACCCATTCTTATGCGTATAACCATTGACGGGCATTACGAAGAGGCCAGAATACAGCGGAGCGTTCTGCCAAAACAATGGGATTCCGCCAAAGGATGCAGCAAGGGAAAGGACAGGACTGCCAAAGAACTGAACGCCTACATCGCAGAACTCAGTGCCCTGGCTTTGCAGAAGCACAAGGAACTGATGCTCGAACTTGCACTGATCACGCCCAAACTTCTTCTGAAACGGGTATTCGGAAAAGAGACGGAAATGCGTACCCTGCTCGGTACAATGAACGAAGAAATAGAAAAAATGAAAAAGGCAGTAAACATAGATTATGCGCCTGTAACCATCAACCGTTACATCAACGTGATGAAAAAGCTGCAAAAGGCCATTCCTGACTTTTACGGGAAAGAAGACATTACGTTCCATGAATTGAATTCCGATTTTATTGCCACGTTTGACCTTTTCCTGAAAACGGAAGCCGGCCTTTGCCGGAACACCATTGTCCGTTATATGAAATGCTTCAAGCGTATTACAAACATGGCCCTGGCCAAAGAATGGATGCGCAAGGATCCGTTCTACGGATACAAGATGGCACAGGACGAAACCGATCCCGTATTCCTGACCTATCCGGAACTGAAAAGCATCATGGAGAAAGAATTCACCATCCCCCGACTGGCACTGGTACGCGACATCTTTGTCTTCGCCGCCTTCACCGGGCTGGCCTTCGCCGATGTGTCCACACTGACAAAAGACAACCTCGTACAGGACAACAACGGTGACTGGTGGATCAGAAAAGGACGTGTAAAACTGGAGCGCAGACACCGGGCATCTTCTGTCTGCAACATCCCCCTGCTGCCGGTTCCGCTTGCCATCCTCAAAAAATACGAAGAACATCCCATATGCCGGAAAAAAAGCCTCTGCCTGCCTGTCATATGCAATCAACGCATGAACAGTTATTTGAAGGAAATCGCTGACCTGTGCAATATCAGAAAGAACCTGACCACACACACGGCAAGGCACACATTCGCAACCACCATTACGCTAGCAAATAAGGTTCCGCTGCAAGACGTGTCAGTCATGTTGGGACATGCCTCAACAAGAATGACGCAACACTATGCACGGGTACTGAACCCCAGTTTGAAAGAGGCCATGGACAATGTGAAAAATGCACTGGCGCAGTAATTCAGGTACAACCAATTGATTAAAGCTATTCCGTTTATAACGGGATAGCTTTTTTTCTGTGAAAAAGATATTTCTACTTCTTACTTGCAAAGGTAGCCTTCCGCCTTTGATTGGGCAAGGCGACCGCCCTTTGGGCGGTTGGCTGGAAAAAAAATCATCCTCGCTTCGCTCCGGTATTTTTTTCCGCCAAGCCTTGCGCAATCAAGGCAGAAGGCAATTTGAAAGCATGTAAGAAATAGAAATACCGGCTCATAGAGCCGGTCATGTTTAATCAAAAGATTAAGATTATGACTCAGACAGAAAGAGACATGCAATTGGTGGAATCCCAACCACTGACAGTAAAGAATGCGCACCGGGTTGCCATGATTCGCAAAAAGGAAAGTACGGAGCCGCCCGTTCCTTTCCATTTCAGGAAAAAGCACCTCGGCATGGAAAGTTTCGTACATTTTTCAGGAAAGCCGGAAGATGAAAAAGAACTGCGGCCGGCAGACTTCAAGGACTGGGAAGTGACGAAGTTCAAATATCCCGGCTATCTGGAAGACCTGTGGGAAGCCGCCTGTAACGCCTACAGATGGAGTTCCTTCGATCCGGACATACGGGGAGAATCGGACATCATGATTTACGAGAAAGAGATTCACGATGACCTGAAGAGAATACCGGCAGAAAGGCATGAGGAATACATCACCGCCTATAAACAGAAATTTGCCGCACAGCTTTCCGCCCTTGCCCGGTGCGCCAGCCCGATGGTTACCGGAAGAAGCGGATTCAACGTATACAAACATGAGAAAGCCAACCGGACTTACCAGAACAGATACGAGGAACTGCGGAGATGGCGGGACAGGATTTTGAAAACGATGGAACGTACAAAAGAGGAAAAGCTTCCCGAGGAAGAGAAACAGGAAAAGGCCTGGCTTTCCCTGAAGCGGGACATTGAAAGCAGTGCGGATACCATCCATGAACTTGACACGGGCAAATGCAGAGGATACAACCGCGCCCTTTTCGTCAGCAGCATCCTCAACAAGGTCAGTACCTATGCCGGTCACGGAGAAGTGGAAATCGTGCAGAAAGCCGTGGAGTTCATTTCCGAATACAACACAAGGGTGAAGAAGCCCATCATCACTCCACGGAACAAATTCTTTACCCTGCCGGAAACGGCACGGGAGATAAGGGAAAAACTGAATATTGTCAAAGGGCAGGAAAACAGGGAGCTTGCCTTTGAGGGAGGAACGCTGGTCTGGAATTACGGGAAAAACCGGCTGCAAATACTTTTTGACAGGATTCCGGAAGACGACAAACGGAAAGAGCTGAAAACCTCCGGTTTCCGGTGGTCACCCAAAAACAAGGCATGGCAGCGCCAGCTGACACCTCATGCCCTGTCTGCCGCCAAAAGAGTGTTGAACCTTCAAACCTTACAGCCATGAATGACCAATCCAGATATATTGTCGATTCACGTTACTTCGACGGGACATGCCTGACCTTCATGACAGACGGATTCCGAAGTGATTTTGGTGGAGAAACGCTCGAAGAGATGCGTGTACGGGAAAACAACCCGTACCTGACATCCGTCACCCGTCAAAGGATTGATAAGATGCTGCACCTTTACCTTCAGGCACTGTCCGCACCGTTCAGTGAAATCACAAAAGAAGAATACCATGACCTGATGGATGTCCTGCCTCCCATACGTTTGGAGAAAGACTCCTTTTTCGTCGGAGAACCATATTATGGAGAAGTATATACATTCTGTTTTACAAGGAAAGGCAGATATTTCAAAGGACTGCGTTCCGAGTATACTTCCCGGACAGAACTGGACAGACAGATTGCCCGGCACATGGAAACCGTCAACCGGAAAGCTGCAATCCTGAAAGACAGACCGGACAATGCAGGATTAACATCCTATTACTTCTCGCTGGAAGGAAAACAGCCGGTCTTCATCTGCAACCTCATCATCGGATCCGACAGCAGGCAAGCAAGGACGGACATGGCCTGTACATTAAAAAGCCTCCGTAAAAACCATTACCTGTTTTATAAAGGAAAAGGAAAGTATGAGACACCCGAGGAATTGTTCACAGAGGTCTCCCGTAACAAACTTACCCTGATTTCCGATGAACATTTCTTCCAATACCCCCGGAACAGGGAATCAGTCACCTTTGTCGGACGGATAAAGGAAACGGCCGGGGAGTTTCTCTTCCGCATCTATGACCGTGAATACTTTCTATATCTTCTGAAAAGACTGAGGACGGTAAAGAGGGAGTCCACACGGGAAACCGCAAACATCAAATCATAAGTCCAACCGGGGAATACGGAGACAAGTTCCTCCATATTCCCCACTTAAAAATATAAGACATCATGAAGACAGACAACAAACTGTACTGGAAAACCGCCACCGAACCGGTGGAAAACATCATGGTCAGACTAGTCCTTGCCACCTATGCGGATAATGACAACCTATATGTAGGATTGGAAAAGATTTCCGGTGAATCTCCTGAATGTTGGGAAACCTATACGGACATCACCGTCAACTGCAATGCCCTGCCATCATTCCATGCGTATGTGGACAGCCGGGACTGCAACAGGCATGTGTATGACTTCCTTGTCCGTAACAGGATTGCCGAACCTACAGGACACGAATATCAAGGCTTCAGGATGTTCAGGTTCAACCCGGAACGTCTCAAAGAGCTTTCGCCGGAACAATTCGGAAGCATATTCCTAAACTCTACCGGGCAGGAGCATACGATAAAAGAATTCGTTTACCGTGAAGAGCGGTTTCCATTACGCATCATCAGGAATGACCACGGTAAATACCTTATAGCAACCGAAAGACTGGAAAAAGCGCTGGAAGAAGGCGTCAGGAATCTGGATGCCACAGCAAACGAACTGCTGGGAAGCATCTGTCCTTTCTGTTCCGGACAAGAGCTGCACTCCCTCACCGATACCGAACTGATAGAGAGAATCAACGGACAATATTCAGAACAACAATCCACGCCTGTCATGAAAAAAAAATACGAAGAAAGCATACAAAAGTATGCAATATATCTTATTGATGAAAAAATGAGAGAATATGATGACACTGCAATCGGAATCGCCATTGATGCGTACAAGGACGGTCTGAATGATGCCATATCCCTGTTGTGGCATGATGTAAAAGAACCTCCTGCCATGGAAAAGGACATACTGGCAGAAGATGCAACCGGCAGATGCCGGACCGTAAAGTTTCATCCTGAAAAATGGTACGATACGGTCAAAGCATTCAAAGTCAAACGCTGGGCCTATATGGATGACCTCATACCCGGTAAAATCAAACAGGCTGATGTCATAATCCCTGCACGACAGGAAGATATTTCCTGTTTTAACAAATTCCAGAAATCATAAAACATAATTCCATGCAACATACAGATTTTTTCGCCCGGATAAGGGCCATCAAAACCGAAGAATACAAAGAACTGCAAGCCGCGGTGGAACTGCACGGAGGAATTTATGAATGGGATCTACGAAATCCGGAACATCCTGTCATCGCCGTCAACCTGAACGGCATCATACCGGCTCCGGCTGATGTGAGAATCTACAAGGTATATATCCGAAAAGGCATGCTGAAACTATGCGGGGTCGAAAAAGAATATGGAGAAGAAGCAAGATTCCAACCGGAAGAGGTCTTTGCCGGGCATCTTTCCACCATCATTGACTATCTGCCCCCGATAAACCGGACAGACAGTATCGTATCCACAACAGTACATACATCAAATTAAAAAAAATATGGACATAAAATCTTTATATCTGATGGCAGCAATCATAGTGACCATCACCTCGACAACAGGTATTGTCGGAAATATTTTCCACAGGATGTACAAAAACAAGGTACGGAAAGGCATAGCCGTCCCATCCCCAAAACACCGCTTCTGGAATGAGGTGTATCCCATACTGGACGGTTATCTTTTGAAAATTCACAGACTGTTCCTCATAATCTGGACTACCATCTCCATTTTCATGCTATATGACTCTATTGTGAAGTCATAGGCAAGGAGGACTTCAAGCCGGTTCCATCCCCACATTCGGGCTATAACCGGCAGATATATAAATTAACAATCAAAAAACATAATGCCATGCTATACTATAAATTGAACGGTTATGAAGACTTCAAGCACCGTTTCGGACTTGAAAGCAGAAACAACGGCACGACGGTCAGGAAAAACAGAATCCTGCTCGGACACCTGAAAAATCCGCTCCTGCTCGATTATTGCGTGAAACAGAACGACTATACCCTGTTGTACGTAGAGGATATGGCCGACTTGCAGAAGAAAGTAGCCGAAGCGGTCAGGAAATCCGGTATGGAGGATGACCGGCTTTCCAATGAGGTTGAACTCATCGGAGAGGTTTACAGGTCAGCCAGGTACAGGACGGACGAATCCAAAGGGATATGCGATGACCTGGACAAGAATTCTGTCCGCTATGTCAACGTGGAAAGAAACCGGGTATTCAAAATGAAGTCCGGAAAATTCATGAGGGAACTCATACTCGAAACCAGGATATAAATCCGGAAAAACGAGACGTGCCACTTTACAAAAACGACGCGTTTCAAAAAGTACAAAAACGACGCGTACCAGAAAAACGGTGAGCCCGGTCCTGTCCTGCATGACCAAAGCCCACCGTTTCCTTTTCGTTTGAACACCCTTTGAACGGTTTTAAAATATCATTCAAAAGCCATTGCCGGTTCAAAACAATTTACTATCTTCATACAGTATCAGGCTGCCACACCTGTCACCTCATCCGGTACCGTGTATAGCATCATGTCCGTGTATCTGGCGTTATAGTTCACGCTTGCATTGAATTCCACCTTTCTACATCTCCCGAACGGGTTGCCGAGAAACGGGTTCCGGCCCATCCAGTCGCACAGTTCCAGGATGGAGGACTTGTTCGAGGTGAAGTACACGAACGCATGCCCTTTCAGCACGTTCAACACGTCCAGGTAGTCGGCCAGGCGCCAGTACATTTTGTAAGTTCCCACCTCAGTGGAAAGGTACGGCGGATCAACCAGGAACACCACGTCCGGAACATCTTTGTAACGCTTGAACACCTCCTTGTAGTCCTCACTGGTCACGGTAAGCCCTTCCAGGTAATCCTTCGCCTCGGGGTAGTCTGTCACCCGGACAGTGTTCCAAAGATCCTCCTTTCTCATCCCTTCCAGATCAGTGACATAATTCATGGAAAACAGCAGGGACGAGGACAGCGTGATATAGTCCACGTAGCCGTGTTCCCTCTCCTCCCTTTCCAGACGTGCGAGCACTTTTTCGCGAGCCTCCCCGGTTATACGTTTCTTCCTGGGAACCCCCGCCACTATCCGGCGCAAATCGGACAACAGCGCGTTGGTGGCCGGGATATTCGCAAGCCTCTGGCGGTAGTTGTCGAAATCGTTATACACGACGGCGGCATCGGGCCTGACACACTTGGTGATATGTGACAGCAGGCCCGAGCCGCCGAAAAGATCCACAAACACGGTACCGTCCGGAAACTGGGCCAGCACCTTGATAAATTCCTTCGCGAACATGCGTTTCTGCCCCATAAAAGGTAGCGGGGCGGACAAATACATCTTTCTCATTTCATTTGCTTTAAAAACGGCCGCAAAGGTCACGAGAATCGGTGAAAGAAAGCGGGAAGTATGAACGCTTCCCGCTGCATGGCACGTACAGCGGTTACACGTTCAATTCGAAACGGACCGTCTCGTCACCGGCAATCAGAGCACGGGTAGCGGGAATGTTGTTCTCGTAGATATGCACGTTGCCCAAGTTCAGGGTGATGGACTTCAGGGGAAGTTCTATCTGCCGGGCCATCAGGTACAGGTGGTAAATGTCGGAAGGCAGTCCGAGGTTCGCGTCACTGCTGCGCTGGTAGGCGGATAGCACCAATTCCCCGTCATCCAGCTGGAACTGCACCAGACTCAGGCAGGGTGCCTGGTTGCTTTCCGCGCCGGTCTCACCCAGAAAAAGCACGTAGTTCTTACTGTTGCGTTTCTCCCGGTTGATTTTCGCTATCAACGGCGGTAGCTTCTCGAAATATGTCGGATAACTGTTCACCAGGATGGAACCGCAATAATCCCACCAGTTGATGCCGGCCTCACGGTATTTCTCCACGTTACGTTCCCCCTGCATGAACAGCTGGAGCTCGCTGCGGAGTTTCTTACGGGCTATATTATGCCCCTCGAATATGTCAAGCAGGTCTGCCGGTGTCAGCGACAGCCGCTCGTTCAGAAGGTACTGTATGTTTCCCTTCTTATTGGTCTGTGTCTTTCCCGTGGCAAGAATCTTGTCCAGGATACGATAATACTTGTTCATAGCCTTTTCCTCCTAAAATTTGAAACGTCCTAAAGATAACAGGAAAAAGCCGCGTAAAACGCGCAAAACAGCCTGTTCACACTGCAGGCGTCTTGCAGTCGCTCCGGAAACGTTTCACCAGCGCGTACACCTTGCGCTCGCTTACCGAGTACTTCTCGGAGAGCACGGCCACGGCGTACGAAACCTTCTCGCCCTGCTCCAGCAGGCGGGTATAATCCGAATACAGGTCAATATACCGGGCGTCCTCAAGCCTGATCCCGGCAGCCTGGAGCCTTTTTAAAAGCTCACGATTAAACTTTAGTATCTCAATCACTTTCATACAACAAAATTTTAGTATCTTTGCGGCATCTCACTTGCTTTGCACACGTAATAAAAAAAGAGAACTCGCAGCAGAGGGTATTTGCCCCCGGTTGCGCGAGTTCTCTCGTCGTGTGTTAAAAGTAGGTGAGATGATTTTTAACAGGCCGGGGGCTTTTTTCTTCCCTCCCCCGAAGGGATTCCTCAACGACTATTCCACTTGGTAATCCTCCGGATTAAAAGCGTCTTTCTTTTTCCAGCCATCGGCCAGTGTATCCTGGATATGCTTCATGGCCTTCGTATAGAAATCAGTCAGTTCCTCCAGCGTCTCGAACGTACGATAGACCGGCTGCTCGTCCGTCCCGAACTTGAACGTCACCGGAAGCGTGGCGCCGCCGGTCTGGACCGCAAGGTCATACGCCGCCTTGTAGTTGAACTGGTTCTCACTTGACAGCCATACCGGCATATCCTCATAGACAAACCCGGAAAGGATGGTCTCGTCCACCTGTTCGTTATACCAGCCGGTGATGACGGCCTTTATCGTTTCCGGAGTGGGACGGCCGATGAAACCCTCCTCCATGTAGGAGGCGGAGCCGTCCTCGCGTTCCCGCACGTCCCAACGGACGCGCCATCTGTTGCGTGCCGGGCTCACGCACTCGATCAGTCTTATCCCGGATGTTCCTTCTACCCGTCTCATGTAAATACGTATTTGGTCCGACCCTTGCCGAAGGTCTCCGTCCGGATGGTAGTCTCGAACGGGAACCCGTCGGGCATTTCCTTCACTTGCGAGAGAATGTTCTTCATCTCCTCGCTGTTGGTGAAGAACTTCTTCGGCTCGCCGTTCATCTCGATGGCCACGATACATCGGTCCTCTCCCTGCTCGGTCTTGATCCCCGTCTCGAAGTCCTTCACAATAATCGGTAAGTTTACCAGTTCCCGGATGCTTACCACCACCCCGGGAAAACGTTTCTTGCCGTCCTCCGGCTTGTAGGAAACGTTCAAGTCTTTGAATGATCTCATGTCTTTGCCTGTTAATTTTTTAAACAACGTATGACAGTCGGCGTGCTTTGCCATCCCGTAAAAGGACGCTACCAGCTCACGCCTCCTCCTTCTCGATTTTACCTCGTGCATCTTCCGGGCGAATTTCTGCTTGATGCGTTTGCGCAGACGGACATGGTCCGGACCGTAAATCACATAACCCAGAAAGTCGATACCCTCCTCCACCGGGAACACGCGCTCGTCAGATTTTATCTGAAGCCCGATCCGTTCCATTTGGGAGTGGACAGCATCACGAATCTTCCACAGTTCCGCTTTCGTTTTACCAAGCGCAAGGCCGTCATCGCAATAGCGGTAGAAATGACGAACACCGCACTTATCTTTCAAATAATGATCTAAAAAAACAGACAGAAGCAGATTGCCGGTAGCCTGCGAGCTTCTCAGACCGAAACTGATACCGCCCTCAAGCATCATTATAAAGGAGTTAAGAATTCCAAGCAGCTTCCGGTCCTTGAAGACACTGGCAAAGCACCACATGGCAAAATCCTGGCGCACATTGTCATAAAAATGATGGATGTCAAACTTGTAACCGTACCTTGTCCCTTCCGGATCTGTCTCCATATCACGGCAGATGAACTGCATCAGGTCATGGGTGCCGCGTCCCCGGATGGATGCCGACGTCGTACGTATAAAACGCCGGCGCAGGTGTTTGTCCACCACGGTCATGATGGCGTGTACGCCGATACGGTCATACATCGTAAGAATCTGCAGCTTCCTTGTCTTTCCGTATTCATGAATGATCCGTTCACGGTAGCCGCTGACACGGAAAGAGCCGTCCGATATACGTTCCGCGAGCTCCTTTATAACTTCCTCCCTGTGCGCGAGCAGGTAACGCCCCTGGCGGCTCCGTTTACGTGACGTTCCGCGAAGGACCTGGTTGAACGACTCCGACATGTTGGAGTAATCCACTATCTCCTCGATAATATAACCTTCTCTGCGCATAACTGTTCTTTTTTGGGGCCTTCAATCCCCCGGGCCCGGCTTCTTCGAACCGTTTCCGGCCTACCAAACCCTACCCGACACTTTGTTTTTCAGTTTTCCGGCCCAAAAGGCCGCTGTTACTGCGGCTTGCCCCCCTCGGCACCACGGTGGGGACAAGTCCCCAGTGTTGTACGCCGATTGAAATTTCCTTTCGATTGTTGTTCAGACGAGAACCGATATTCGTGTTCGTATTCGAGGAATCGTTGTTCGCATTCGACATCGACACACCGCCATTCGGGTTCGCGTTGTTGTTGCCACGATAGACCACACGGCCTATGGGGAGGCGCCACCTTTCAAATGCAAAAGTACGATTTTTCAGAATCACCACTAAAAACCGGTTATCAAAAAATATATTTTCGACGGGCTGACGCCCGTAAGGAACGGCGTTCCCCTTGCCGGGGAACACCGGACGTTTTGTCGCTTCGCTCCCGCTTTGACGCTTTTCGCGACCGATCATGCCACCTCGCTTATCGCCTTGAACGCCACGGCGCTTGACGCCCTGACGAGCCTGCCGCGGAAGGCCAGACGCGAGCCGATATACGCATTCGCATACGAAGCATCGTGATACGCATTCGCATTCGACACACCGCCATACGCGTGCGCATTGCTGCACCCGCGATAGACCACACGGCCGGAGGAAGTGGATATATAGTAGATGTCGCAGTAATTTGTTGAGGAAGAACCCGAAACGGAACCTACCGGGATCACGTCCATGTGCTTGCCATGAGCCACGGCGGTAATCCAGATACCCGAACTCGTGGAACCCTTCACCAAACGCGTCGTGCCGTCAGGCATCCAGATGCGCCATTTACCGGCGTTACCGCTGTCATTGGGAAGGTCCACGCCGTCCATCATGTCATACTTATGCCCGTAGATATCCTCATAACCCAGGCAGCAGATGTTATTCACCTGCGTAACCGTAGCGCCGCCGTAATCGTCCTCATCGCGATACCACGCGTACTGGTGAACGACACCGTCGATCAGCGAATTCGTGATATTGGGATTGATACCGTACGCCTCCTCATAGCCAATCGTGTCGGTCATACCGCGCGAGGCCGTGCCGCCGGTGGTACGATTGTTCGAGTGGGAGCCCGCGCCGCACTGCTCCTGGCTGTCACGACGACCATACTTCGCGTAGAACAGGTTCGCGATGCGCGAGTGCATCAAAGCGTCGATCTGCTGCATACCCCGCTGAACACTGTAATAGTGGAAGTCTGTCCACGAAAGGCTCGCCGTCGTGCTGCCGCCCGTGATGCAGGAACGCAGTTTGGTTCCCACGACAGAACTGCCAACAACAGCGCAAAGATGCTCGTCGTTGGCAACCCAGTCAGGTTCCATGTCCTCAATCTTGTCGCTGTTGGAAAGCACCACCTTGTCAAACTCCGCCGTGTTCAGGACCGAGAAGTGGAGGGCAGTGGCACCGTCGGGGACCTCGGCAATCAGATACATACCGGCCTCGAACTTATTGCTCAGCGTCGGGACAACGATCGAGCTGATGACAGTACCCGCGTCGTCAGTGAAGATACTGCCAACCAGGTTCGTACCCGGAACGCTCGGGAAACGCACACGCTTGTAACCGCCCACATTCACCTTGCATACCGAATACGTGCTGTCGGTGCTGTAGCTGTTCGAAAGCGTATCCTTACCGCTCATGATCTTGCGGCCACTCAAATAGCCGCCGGTTGTGGCTTTAATCTCGTCGAGCGTCAGCACTTCAGCCTCCGGAACGGAAGGCATGTTATCCGAACCGTTACTGCTGTAACAGGAGTAATGCTTGCCGTTCAGGTAGTCATTGATACCTTTGCTCCAGAAGAAAGGCTCGTACATCATCCAGTCACCTTCAGTGCCGTCCAGTTTGGCAGCCGTGCCGTCGGCATACTTGTTCGAATCGTTATCATCCAGAGGGTAATATGTCATTTCACCGTCAAGGTTGTTCACCGTCGTATCAACGTTCGCCATGTTCACACCCCGCGTCGTCGCTTTTTTAGTCACTTTAGCAAGTACACGGTGACGCTGTTTCAGGATAGCGGAAATATGACCGCTTGCCTCGTAAGCGCTGTCATATTTGTAACCGGTTCCGTTGTCAAGGTTGCTCACGTTCGCGTCATCCGATACCTCGTCATCGAACTCGATCATCGTGTATTCCGGCTGGCGGATGTTCAGTTCCGGGAAGTGGGCGGTATAGGCGGCGTAGGTCTCCTCATCCAGGTAACGGGTCAGGCGCACGGTACCCACCAGCGCGCAGGTGTCCGTGGAGTTGCCATCAGCGTCCACACCGCCCATTTCCATGAATTTCTTCAACCACGTGCCGTCATCCTCACGGTCGACACCCGTCACCCTTATGCGGTCAACGTTGGCGCACCGGGAAAGCAGGGTCTCCCAGTTCAGGTTCGGGCAGCTGTCAAAGACGAGCGTCTTCACGTTGCTCCAGGTCTCGAGCGTAAGCCCGGACGAGGTGAGCTTGGAAAGGTATTCCAGGCGGAGGGTCGTAAGCGTGCCCGGAAGGTAGGCCTTTGTCACCGGCGCTCCTTTGGCAAAGGAGACGCTCTGGACCTTCGTCCCCCTGGCGTCCAGTTCCTCCAGCTTCGTCTGCTCCGTCAGGTCAAGCGCCGTGCTCGTGCTGCCACCGGTCTTCGCCTGCGACTGGTTACGCACGTTAAGCTTGCGCAGCTGCCGGCAGCTGCTGATCGAGAGCCACCAGCCGGTGGAGCCGGTCGTGGCGGACTGAAGGTTCAGCTCGCGAAGCACCGTGCATTTGCCAAGGTCAAGGGCGTTCTTCAGGTGGTCGGCGGAGCCGGTCATATCCAGCACCCGCATGCGGCTCGCGCCATACACGCGCAGCGGGTCGTTCACCGTATAGGCTCCGGTGATGGAAAGCGTGGCCGTCCCGTCCTCGTCCACGATACCCGTACCCGCGATATTGGGGCTGTTGTTCGTGCCGTAACCGAAGGCGTAGGGCTCCGAGGCCGTGATTTTCAGGGTGTCGGCCGTATCGTCAGCCGTACGGGAGAGGTACAGGTCGACGTTATCACTCGTGAAGTTGCTCGTACCGTATTTCGCATCCAGCAGCGCGAAGCGGTTTTGGATGAAGTATTCGCGGTGCGACCGGTTGGAACCCTGCAGCGCGTAGATGAAAGGCCACACCTTGCCGTACATCTCCTGCACGGCAGGGGCGATGTACTTCAGGTAGCCCGACTTGTTGAAGGCGCGGTCCGACCAGTTGCCGCTCTGTTCGTCGTTCAGCATCGAAAGCACACGCTCGTTCGTCATCACGGCCCGGAAGCTGGCCGCGCACCGTTTCAGATCGTCCTGCAGGTTACCCAGCACCAGGTTCCAGAGCCACGAGTCGTGCCCCTCGAAGGCGTACTTCGACGCTTCCGCGTCGTAGGTATCCCGGTCTGTCGTGTAGCCGTACACCAGGAAGCAGTCGTTGCGCTTGCCAAGCTGCGTGTCACCATCGTAGTACGTAATGTACCATTTCAGCCCGTCCCACGTGCGCAGCATCATGTTCTTCGCGCGCTGGTCAACAGAGAGGAAGTAGTCCGTGAAGAGGTAGTAGGTCAGCAGGAAATCCTTGTCGAAATAGCTGTCTATCTCCGTCTTGAACTTCTCGCTGGCGAAGGTCGAGGGGTCGCTGGCGGTGGCACCCTCCGGCACACACGCCCGTATCCACCCGTAAAGCCGTTTCAGGGCTTCCTGCTGCGCCGGGGCGAGACCTGACCATGTGATGTCGCCGTCGCTCTGCGCCTTGCCGGCCGTGTCGATGCCGTAGTTGATTTCAGCACCGGCGTCGAAGTCGGCTTCCAGCTGGCTATCACTGGTGGTGGCAAACAGGCAGACCGGCGAGGTGTTGTTCAGCATCTCCAAGGTGATCGGGCACTCCGGGGTGAAGCCCTCCACGCCCTCCATGCCGAACACCGCACCGCTCTTGCTCTTCTCGTTGTTGAAGTTGTACTGCCCGTAGTAGGTGTTCTCACCGTCCGCGGTCTCCGCGCAGAAGATGTCGATAGGCAGGCCGTCGATGGCACTCCGGATATTGATCCCGGCAAGGCTGTTACCCGCCGCCTCGTACTGGTGACGCTGCGGAGGCGTGAGAAGCCCCAGCTCCTTCATCACGTCGTTGAACAGCTTCGCACCGCCCGTGTTCAGCGACATGGACGAGTCGGAGTAGTCAGACTTGCAGCAGAACAGGTTCACCGGGACCGCGCCGGGGCGCATCGTGTACTTGTTCCCCGCGCTGACGTGGTCGCCGCTCATCGAGAGAAGCTCGCTGCCTTTGGCGCAGTAGATGCGGATGTTCTTCGACGGGTATTTCGTGGAAGATGTTCCCTGGATGCGGATGTAGCAGTTCGTCAGGATGAAGTTGTATTCCGTGCCCAGAGGCGAGTAATAGTAGATATCGGCCAGGAAGTCCGTCTTCTTGTTGTTCTCGGCATAGACGTCATCAAGCTTGTTCGCCCGCACGATGCGCAGCACGCCCTTCCCTTGAGAGAGCAGGCGGTCCATGTCCACGTCACCGGTGTCGCCCAGGATGTCGTTCTTCTCGTAGAGCTCCATCATCGTGTCGGTATCCTCCGCGTCCACCATCGCGTTCTCCAGCTCCTCGTCGTCACTGAGGGCCCGGCTGTAGACCCGGACGGTACGCAGTTCCACGTCGGCGCCCGAGCTGTCCACCGTGATCTCCTGCGGCGTCTCCTGCTGGAAGCTGAACGAGGCGTCGTAGATATCGGCACCCGTGCGGTTGCCGTTCACGTAGAGCTGCATCAGACGGTTCTCCGAGGCCGTGCCCACCGTCAGCGCCACCTTCATCACGTCACCGTCGGCGTAGTTGGTGGAGAGCTTCACGTCACGCGTTACCAGCTCGTCGTCCTCGTTGGTATAGGTCACCGTCTGGCCCGTACGGAAGCCCGCCTCCTGCGTGGTGACAAGGAGCCCCTTGCCGCCGCTGATGCAGCTCACCACCGCAGCCGAGCGGTCGGTAATATTGCTGACCTTCAGCGTAAGCTCTATCGTGAGCCCGGTGGACTTCACGTCGGTGGCGAAGGGCTTGTACCCGATGGTGGCTTTCGCACCGTTAGTCAGCTTCAACGCCTCGCCGGTCCAACCGCTGCTGCTCCAGTCCACATTCTCGAACGTGGTCTTCACGCTGCCGGACTCCCATGTACCGGGATCGCTCTCCCCGTTGCTGCGCCCGGCAGCGTCCAGCTTCAGCAGCAGGCCGTAGGAGGCCTCGGAGATATCCACACCGCTCTCGGTGACATCAACCGTCAGGCTGTAGGAGGTGGAGCCCAGCTTCAGCTGCAGGGTCTGAACGCCCTGCTCGGTGAAGCGGTTGGAGTAGGTCTGCACGCTACGCGGCACGCTGACGGCGCGCGAGAGGCTGCCGTTACGCCAGATCTCCACCGTCGCGGGGGTGACCGAAGGGTCGTAGGCCACGAAGTCGAAGGAGCACTGCTCGTAACGCCCGCTCTCTATCGTCGGGACGGTATGTCCGGTACCGGTGATGATCCGCCCGTCGGAGTGGACGATCTTCGTGCCGATGACCGGCGCGCTGCTCCCCCGTTTCAGAAGGTCCATATAGACGCTCTCGCTTTTCAGCGTCAGCCCGTCGGCCTCCATCTCGGCCACGATCTGCACCGTGTGGCGGCCCACCGACAGGCCGGACATGGCCAGGCTGAACGTCCCGTTGGTGGTACCGCTGCGCGTCACAGAGTGCGCCTCCTTCTGAACACCGTCCACCCACAGCGTCACCGTCTTGGTACCCGTGCCGGTCACGGCATAGGGGATGGTGGCCGTATCGTCGGCGCCCAGGCCGCCCTGCGTGATACCGGTGGCGATGTTATAGCTGCTCGTGAGGCTTAACGTAACGCTCTTCACGCTCACGTACGCCTGCTTCTTCTGCGCCTTCCCCGTGGTCGGGTCGGTGGTCTCCGCGATCACGTAGATGTCGCTCGTACCCAACAGCAGGTATTTCGTCAGGTCGAGCGTGTACGTGCCCTTGCTGACGTCCCGGACACTTTCCGAGTAGGTGGTCGTGGCACCGCGCTTCACCTGGATGGTGACCGCCGCCTTCTGACCGGTACTCTCGCCTTTCTCGTCACCGGAGGAGTACTGGTGGTCGTACGTCCAGGTGAGTTTCACGCTGCCGCCCTCCTTCACGGTGGGGTTGTCAACCAAGGCCCCGAGGACAATCCTCGTCGTGCTGCCGCCATCACCGCTACCCCCGCTGCCGGCAGGAAGGTCCACCGAGGTGATCTCCGCGCCGGACTTGTTCGTCAGCGTCAGACGAACGCTCGTCTCGTCGTCAGAAAGCTCCGCGCTCGCACCGAATACCGTGTTCGCGTCAAGCTCCTCCAGCTTCGCAGTCACCGCCCGGTTCTCCACCGGGTTCGTGCTACCGGCGTCCAGGCTTTCGTCCACTTCCACCTTGTCGATAGTCAGGCTCACGTTGCCCTCCGCATCCGGAACCTTCCGCTCACCGTTCACCGTCAGGCTCTTCACCGTACCCGCGCCACCGAAATCCTCCCAGCTCGCCTCCTGCTCCCAGCTCGACAGGCTTGTGCCAACAAACTGTTTGGTCTCCCATTTGCCCTGCGAGACTTCGTAGGTGATGCAACGGCCACGGCTGCGACGCTTTTCCTCCACAGCGGAAATGGCAGTGGAAAGGCTGTGATAACCGCTCTCAGGGGGATATTCCACCGAGATATTGAGCGTGTTGCCCCCACCGCTGCCGCTGATCTCCACAAGGCTTTCCTCTTCGTCACTCCATACATAAAGGACCTCTCCAAGCAGGTAGGCCTTGTCTTTCAACACTACCCCGTTCTGGTTGTATATCCCGCTGCCCGGCCAGGACGAGTAATACTCCTTGACGCTCGCCTGGACCACAAACGACTTGTGAGAGGGGCTGTACAGAACCTCTTCAGGGGAATGTTCCTCGCTGTCTTCAAAGAAATCGACATCATCGCCGGAAATATCGACAAAGCCGCCGAAACGGGCGGAGGCCCCTTTAAGGGCGGCAAGGGCGGTGTTTGCGTAATCCTGTTTCACCTGAAGGGCCTCACCGGCGGCTGCCACCGCTACCTCGGAAGCAGCGTTAGCCGTTTCCGCAGCGGAATTGGCGGTACCGGCGGCTTCCGTGGCCGTCTGGGCAGCGTTCGTGGCAGTGGTAGCCGCATTATTTGCTTTCGTGGCGGCGGCATTGGCCGTGGCAGCGGCATCTGTCGCGGGTTTGCCCAGCAGCGATATGGGAGCACTCACAAGTTCCGTGCCCCGTAGAGCAGGAAGGCTCTTGATATTGTCCAGCGAGGTGACCTCGGTCAACTCATTCACACCCTGGCTCTCTGCCTTGATCGCGTTCAGGATGTCGTTCTTCAATTCGGTTTTCTCTGCGTCTGTCAGTGCCATAAATTATTCCTCCTTAATTTCTTTTTTACCTGTATCAAGCATATCGATAATCGCATCGCCCACGGAAGGGACGCAAAGGTTCACGGCGGCAAAACGCACCAGTTTCTCGTCCTCGGCATCCAGATACATATCACCCTCGCTGTTGAATATCTTTAGGGCGAGGTTCTTGGCACGGATGCCGTTCATACGGGTGTACAGCAGGTCAGCAAAGGACTCCCTCGCATCACCCGTCACTGTTTTCTTGCGGGATATGCCGGTATAAACCGGCAACTCTTTAAAATTGATTCTTGCCATAATATGATTTTTAACGATGGATACTTACTGTATAAGCGTTGTACTCAGACGCACTGTATGTCAGAAGGACCTCCACGACATCGCCGTTGTCCATGTTCCAATAACCCGTGTTGCCGAAATTATTGTCGCGGAAATACGGGTGCTGGTCGGTATCAACGGAGGAGCCGTTCACCGTGAAATCACCCGTGCGCCCGTAAAGTCTCACGTCAGAACCCGAACGCTTCACGACTGTCAGGCGCACGGCGATATCCTCGGTCGAGGTGGTGCCCAAACCCAGCGAGGTGCGGAGCTCGGAAAGCTTGGGAAGCATCAGCACGCAGTCACCATAATTGCCGCAGACTTCCACATACTTGCCACGATTAAGATTGATATACTTGGCTTCTTTCGCCTGGCTGAACTCAATCCAGTTCAGGCGGAAGCCCTCCACTACACCTTTCAGAATACCGTCACCCGTCCCGATAAACGCGTAGTTACGGTTCGAAAGACTGTTCTGAACGCTGAAAATCAGGCCGTAGTTCGGAAGGTATCCGGACTGCGTGTTCACGAAACGGCCAAGGATGTCGGTACCAAGGTCACTGTAACAGCCGATGAGTGCCTGCATGTTGTCACCGTTGACGCCGATCATGTCGTTGAAAAGAAACATACCGTTGACGCCACCGTCCTTGTCAATGCCTATATGCCCGTAAGAAATCGAGAAACCACCTATTTTGCCCGTATCCGCGTCAATCTCGCCCGTGAACTTCCCGTTTTTCGCCTCGATGCTCCCGTCCTCCAATATCTTGAAGTTCTTGTTGGCTGTCACAAGTCCCTCCAGCTTGATATGGTCGCCCGTCAGTTTTACCACGCTGACACGGTTGCCGTCGGCATCCGTCTCGTCCACGGAAACCCCGATAAGCGCCAGTTTCCCGTCAGCGTCCTGGGCATATATGCCCGCACCTTCTGGTTTCACCACCAGACCGGTCTCTTCCAACATGTTCTCGTCCTTGTCGAACACGGCCGCCGATATCTTTACCAGACGCTCCGACTGCTCGAAAAGGGTTTTATAACGGTGGGTCAGGGATTCCACACGGTCGGTGCTCAATATGAGCATATACAGGTAAATATCGCCGGTAAAACTCAATTTGAAATCACCGGTACCGTTCCAGAGTCCGCTACAGGTGTACTGTACGTACCCGTCGGTCGCGGACAGTTCTTCCTCCACCTCCATGCTGTTGAAATTGGCGAAACCCGTCTTATCCACACCCACAAACTCCACACGCAGCGTGCCGGCCGTCGCACAGCGGTAAAAGAAGGTAAGAAACACCGGGACGGCATCCTTCTCCCCATTGTCGTTTTCAGGCATGGAGGGAATACTTTTCAGGTTCTCGCGTTTCTGGAGGATGTATTTGTTCCGGATGCGCACCACCGTCCTGCCGTCATCCTCCGTCACACTCGCGCTGTCACCCTTTTTCGTCAGCACGTTGCCGTTTGCCCAGATCCAACGGTTCCCCACAAGGAAGAACACGGTCTCGTTCTCCGTGCTCCACTTCATAAGACCGTCATCAAAGGCGGGGTTGTTCAGGTAGCCGCGCTCGGTGGCGAAGTCATTGCGCAGGGCGGTGACGGAACTGACAATTTTCCCCTCGACTATCTCGAACTTGGTCTTGATATCCTCACCCGTCACAAGAAGGAACGTACCGCGCAGATAGGCGTTGTCGCTGTAAAGGCCGTTGCCGTGCGGCTGGTTGTCCGCCGGAAACCAGTCATCGCTGATACCGTCCAGATTGCCCAGACGCGCACGGAGGCAGCCGGTGAAGTTCTTCGCCTTCACGCCGTCCATCACGTCCATACGGGGCTGCCCGTCCTCGGTGGCCGATATCAGGATCAGGTTCTGGCGCAGCGGATTTTCCGTGTTGCCCATCAGCACGCACTCGTCGCCGGGGACGGGAAGGGAAGCGCCGAACTCGTCCGCGGCCACCAGGATGGAATCACCCTCCACACCGGCAACCTCCACCCAGTAGCTTTTCAGGCTGCCGCCGGTGAATGTCGCACAGCGCATCAGGTCATGGGCCACAAACGTGTTATCCTGCTCGAACGTGATCTTATAAAGTCCGTCCTGCTCCTCGACCGCCTTTATCTTCCCGTTGGCGGCGCTGACGCAGAGCTGGCCGCCGACACTGCGGACTTTCTCGATGAGCATCTCCAATACCACCATGACCTGGCGCACCGTCAGCTTGTCGATGGTAAGGTGTGAAAGGGCGTTCTCCATCCACAACCGCCAGCCCTCGCCGAAAAGGCCGTCCACGAATTTCGGACTGCGAAGAAGTTCACGCACGACAAGGGTCAGCAGTTCGGCGTTGCCCTTGCCGTCAATGCCGGCGTTCTCCTCCAGCCCGATACCGATACCCTCCTCGAAAGTGATCCTCTTTTTCGCGCGGTCAGCCTTCTTCTTGCTGATGAACTCGTTTTGGCTCCGACGGGCCGAGAAAAGATTGTTGTCAGTAGGTAGCGTATTGTCCCAGCTGCGGATGATGTCCGGAAGGTTCGCACCGGACACGGCGGTCTTCGTATAATTCCGTACCTCGTCGATCCGGTTCGTCAGGCTCTCCATCACCCCCGTGGAGAGAGCGTCGGAGATCTCCAGGTCCATCTGCGAGGGAAGCGTCACCTTGCGCGTCACCTTCGTCACGCGGCTGCTGCGAAAGCCCGTTTCCGGAAAATACTCCCCACTTTCCAGCCGAACGCGACGGCCCACATACAGGTCCGCGCCGCTTTCCTCCACCCACACGTGGTCCGTCGGGCCCTTGTACACCGAGACGTCCACGGCGTTCTCCGCATTATACCGGTTCACCGCCGTCAGGAACTCCTCCTCGGCCAGGCCGTAGTATTCGTCCGGCATACGGATGTTCCAGAGGATATAGCGGTCACCGGCTTTCGGCACCAGGTTGCCACCGGGAAGCTGCGTGTCATCGGAGTACGGCCAGATGGTGATGATCTCGAACTCGCGCGTGTCGCTGTTGAAGTTCACCTCGAAATAATAGGTGCCGTCCTCCTCCTCGCCAAGACCGGCCAGCTCGCAGCCTTCCTGGAAAGAGACGCGTTTCACCTTGCCGCCAAGCTCGTAATCGTTGGGGTCGAACGTCAGCGTGTCATCCCGGAAATACCAGATCGTGAAGGGCTCACCGTCCTCGCCCGTCACCTCCTCGCTGCGCACCGAAGTCACGGTACCCACACGCCGGGGGTAGATGCCCGCGAAGGCATCGGCCTCGTAGTGGTGATGGATGCCGTACTTCTCCACATCCACGTCCACGTATTTCGCGCCGCCCGGAAGCTGCAGCCGGCTGTGCCCGTATTTCTCCGGGTCGATGTTCCGGGAGCTGCCGATCGGGAACAGCCGCGTGTAGAACTTCGCCCCGTCGGCCTTGTCACGCGAGAGGCCCGTCAGCCCGCGCCCGTAGGCCAGGGGGAGCTCCTCGCCGTCCTCGCAGCGGCACACGTTCACCGTCTGCCCCTCGATCCACCATTCCGCCTGTCCGCCCACGGCCTCGACGATCTCCTTCAGCGCCTCGTGGCAGTACTTCCCCTCGTAGTCGATCACGATGTTATCCGTACCCTCCACGGTCCCCACCTTCCAGTCGGTGATGCCGCCCAGCCCGTCGTTGACCGACTTCACGACCAGCGCCACGTGCTCACGCGGCGGGGCCGTCAGCGTGAACACCGGCTCCGGATCCCCGTCCACCACGTTCAGTACCAGGAACCGCTTGATCAGGCTCTCGATGCCGTAGAACTTCACGTCGTATTTCCACTCCTGCGTGCTCACCTCCTCCGGAAGGTAGCGCTCCAGAAGCCAGTAGCGCTCGCCGCAGAAGTCCACGTAGTCGTTCACCTCAAGCGCCACGTGTTCGTACAGGGTGAAGGAGAGCGTCAGGACATTGTCACCCTGGAGCGCCTTCACCTGCGTCGAGCTGTCATCCGGCGAGAGGACCGCCTTTATCTGCCTGTTGCTGTCATATACCGTTAAAAGCATGTTTGAACGTCGTTTGAATGGTTGTTAAATGACCGGTTTCGGCTCGCGGAACTTCACCTTGAAGCGGCCGGCCTGCACGCCTTCCTCCCAAAGGTAGGTCAGCGGGGTGAAGCCGGGACAATCCAGGTAAAACACCCGCAGCGTCAGGTCAAGCTGCGGCAAATGCAGCGAGAGCCACCCCTTCTCGCCGGTTTTCAAAAAGGAGATGAAGGACAGGTAGCGCTTCAGCCACTCCTGCTTGGTGGCGGCGTACAGCGCGAAGGTCAGGGTCACGTCGCGCGCGGCGTTGGCTACCGCGAGGGTATCGGAATATTTTTCCCCGTCCTCTTCGCGGATGTCCACCGCCGTATGCTCTTTCGTGCCGCTCGGGCACAGGAGCGCTTTCAGGTTGTCGCGCCCGCCTCTCTTCTCCTCCGTCAGGAATACGCCGTACTCCGTCCAGATGTCGGTGCCGTTGATAAGGAACAGCCCGCCCATGATTGATTCCATGCTCATGATGATTTCATTCTTAACCCGTCACGTATAATCCGTTTGATATCCTCTTTCATCTCGCCGAGGAAGCCGGCGCTTTTGCCGGTATTCTCCGCGATCTTCGCCAGGTGCCCCTCGGCACTGGCCATACGCCCTGCCACGTCCTCCGTCCGCTCGTCGATGCTCACCCAGTGGTTCAGGCCCGAGGTGAACATGCCCTCCAGCTTCGTGCCCTGGTCCTGCGACATCGCCGTGAAGCTGCCGGACTTCCCGCTCTGCGTCGTGGAGGAGGACTCCGTGATACCGGCGGCAGCGAACATCGAGTCCTTCTCCGCCTGTGCCGCGTTGAAGATATCCGTGTACTTCCGCCGCAGTTCGTCGGCTTCCTCTTCCGAGAGGATCCCGTCGCTCATGAATTCCGCGAAAACCTCTTGCCACTTCTTCAGTTCTTCGGAATAAGTACCGTCCACGACGGATTTCAGGATGGCGTTCTCCAGAAAAGAGTCCACGCTTGCGATCACGTCCTCCGAACCCGTCTCAAAGTCTTTCAGAAGATCCTTCATGCCGCTCTTGATGCTCTCGAACGACGTGTCCGTGATCGCCTCCTGCCATTGCTGCTGCAGCTCCAGCAGCGTACCCGCATCAGAGATATACTCCTCGAGCCACTCCGACTGGTCGTATTTGCCGGAATGCAGTTTCTCCCAGATGTCCGGAAGTTCCTGGAGCTTTGCGAGCTCTTCCGGGGAAAGTCGCCACAGGGCACCCGTGTCGCGTACGGACTTGCCCAGGTAGGAGGAGATACGGTCCCAGTCGCTGCCACTCATGGCCTTGCCGATATAGTAGTTGTTGGAATGGTGCGAGCTGTGGTAACCCATCTTCGCCTCCAGCATCTGCCGGTCGTTCTCGATCTTCTCCTTCTGTTTCTCGTAGGCGCTCCGGTAATACTCCGTGGACTGCGCACCGCCCGAACTCTCCATCTCGTCCGTCAGTTTTTCAATGGCCGTTGTCAGGTACTTGTTGCTCTCCGTAAGGCGGTCCACCAGCGCGTTCACCTCCTTCGCATTGCCGTGGGAGGAGAACAGCCCGAAGCTCACCGTGTCCAGGATGTCACGGACACCGTAGAACAGAGAGCTGCCGATCTGCGTGAAGAGCTCACCGGAAAGGATGTTTTCCAGGATGCCGTTTACGGCACCGAGCACGGAATCGAGGATATCGCTCACCAGCGTGCCGATGCCCTCCTTCAGCACGTCAAGGATGGAAAGCACCGCCGCGATGATCTGGCCGATGATGCCCCCGTTTGAAAAGGTCTCGGCAAGGGTGCCGCCCACGCTGCCCATCACGCCGCCCAGGTTCTTCGTCGACTCGCCCAGTTTGCCCAGCCCCTGGGCCATGCCGGCAAGGGAGCCGGACTTCAGGCCCTGGAGACCTTCGGCAAGCCCGGTGAGGGACTGTACGGCGTTCGTGCTGGAGGTGCGAAGGTCCTGCGCGGCCTTGTCGTTCGCCTCTGTCAGGGCGGTCACGCTCGCCGAAGCGGCGTCGAACGTCTCCTGCGCGGTGGCCACCAGTTCTTCCGCTTCCTTCATGGCGGCGGGGTCGCCGCTTTCCGTGGCTTTCTTCAGCTGCTCCTCAGCGGATACCAGGGCGTCGGCCGCGGCCTTCTCCCTTTCCTTCGCCTCCGTCAGCTCACGCAGCGTCGTCTGGTAGGCGGAAAGGTCGCGGGATACGTCACGGAACATGTTCCGGTTAATACCACCCACACTCCGGTCCTCCAGCTTCGCAATCAGCTCGCTGATCACCTGCTTGTCCTCGGCACTCGCGTTTTTATACTCGTCGGAGGCGGCGTACTTGCGCAGCTTTTCCAAAGTGGGACGCAGCTGCTCCTCGAGCAGCCCCCCGAAGTTGCCGAAAAGGCCGTCCCAGTCAATGTCGGCCTTCAGGCTGGCAATCTCGGCGGCAGCCGTTTCTTCCTTCTGCTGGCGGGAAAGGCGCAATACCTCGGCATAGTTGCCCTCCTCCTGCGCCTTGCGGATTTTCTCCGCGTATTCCTCAGCGATGGCCAGCTTCTTCTGCTGGTACGTGCCATATTCCTTCAGGTAGTCGAGCATGGACTGGCGGGCAGCGTCGTTCTCTTCCCTGGTCACCTTTGCCAGGTCACCGTCACGTACCGCCGCGGCCTTCTCCCGTGCCTCTTTCAGGGAGGATTCCTGCTCGCCGGTCAGTTCGCCCTTCTGCGCGTCCTTCCACTTCTTCTCCTGGGCGGCAAGTTCGGCGATCTCCTTGTCGTAGTTCAGGCGGATCTGGCGGCGGCGTTTCTCGCCGCTCTCCTTCAGAAGGTCGATTTCTGCCTGGCGGTTCTTCATCTGGAGCTTCAGAAGTTCCGAGGCACGCTGCTCTCCCGATTGTTTCTCCTTTTTGGCGGCATTCGGGTCGGGCTTCGCATGGTCACCCAGGTCGAACTCCCTGCCGATATTCAGATACTCCTCCTGCAGCTCACGCGCCTCGGCCAGATAGTCGTCGCGGACTTTCTCCGCCTCACGCAGCGCCTTCTCCTTCGCCTCCTTGTTGTATTCCGAGATCAGGGCCTGCGCGTCCACCTGTCCGTGTGACTCGCTCTGGGCCATGTAAAGCCCCATACGTGCGAACCAGCCCATCGAGCCGTCCACGTCTTCAGGCCGGCTCGCCTTGATCTCGTTCACCTTCTCGTCAGCCTCCGTGGCCTTGTTCACCAGGCTTTGCACCTTGGCCTGAAGGAAAAGCATCTGGATGTATTTCTCACCCTTCTGCTGGAGGATATCGTACCACTGGGCGATCGTGTCGTAATACCCGAAACTCTCGCCGTACTTGCGGTTCAGTTCTTCCACCTTCGCCTTCTCCTCGTCCTTCGTGCCGGTGAACTTCTTCAGGCTCGCCAGCGTGCTCTCGATCTCGAAACGGGTCCTGATCATCTGAGCGCGGCCGTCGGACTCGATTTTTACCCGTTCTTTCGCTTTTTCCGCCGCTTTTTCCTGCGCATCACTGTATTTATCCCAAAGGACAATAAGTCCCGTTATTACGGCTGAAAGGCCCAACGTAAGCGTGGCCATCAGGGCCTGCGCGGCACCGGTGGAAATACCTAAGGAGACAGCCAGCCGGGTATTGGCCGCAGTCAGCAGGTTCTTCATCTTGACGACCGTCACCAGCCGGAAAGCGGAATCCTTGTTCAGGGTATTGAACACCTGTTGCAACCCCATCGTGATGGCCATCACGCTCTGCACGCGCGTCTGGATCTTTGCCAGGTTCTCGTTTTCCGAAGCGAAAAGAGACAGCGCGCCGGTGGCCGTGGTGAACAGACCGGCAAGGCCGCTCACGCCCGACATGAAGCCCTGGAGGTTCGCGTCATCGTGCGAGAGGATCTTCGTCTGGGTGTTCAGATCGGCAAGCGTGTCGGAAAGAAGAGCGGCCTGCCGTGCCATCTTCCGGTACTCCTCGGTATCCTGTTTCCCTTCCAGGCGCAGGCGGGCCATGTTGTCCTGAAGCTCGCGCAGCTGCAGGGAAAGGCGTTTGCCGCTCTCACGCACCTTCTCCTGTTCCGCCTGGAGGCCCTGCAACGCAGCCTTCTCCTCCTCAAGCGCACGCTTCGCGGCGTTCAACTCATCCAGGGCAGCCGATTTCGCCATACCGGGAGCGGCTTTCTGGTAGGCTTTCTTCAGGGACTTGATATCGCTCTCGATCTGCCCGATGACTTCCTTCTGCTCCCGGATCCTGTCGGTCAGGCTTTTGCTCCCGGCAGCGGCGCGTTCCTCCTCCAGGCAGATGCGGCTGTACTCCTCCCGGAGGTTACGCACGCTTTTCTCCGCCTCGCGGTGCTCCTTTTCAAGTCCTTCAAGGGCAGCGCGCTCCTCCTCCAGCACCTTGCGGCAGGCCGTCACGTCGGCGGCAAGCTCCGCCTGGGCCGGGCCAGGCTTCATATTCTGAAGCTGAGTCTCCATCCGGTGCAGGTCAGAGCTCACCCGGTCGATGACCTTTCTCTGCTCCTCGATACGCACGTTGATGGCATCGGCTGCCTTCCCGGCCTTTCCGGCAAGGATATCCACGGCAAGGCCGGCCTTGTCAAGGCCGCCGGTCAGGTTGTCCTTCATCAGAAATTCAATTTCTACGGGCTTCATCGTTTACAGTTCTAAATTGCTTTGGTAAAACTTCACTATATCACCGGCTTCACGGGCGGCGGACTCCGGATCGACACCACCGCGGGAGGCGTTTTCAGAATCTCCGGCTTTCACGCGGCGGCGGACATAACGCGGGGCATCCGACAGCATCAGGATGAGCGTCTGGTAGTTCACCTTCTCCAGGATGTACTCAACAGTCCAGCCGGTGGCGCTCGCGATGTTCCAGATAAAACCGAAGGGGCTATGGGAACCTTCAAACTCGGTCCTTAACTCCCCTTCCTTCCTTGGCTCATTCTCAACTTCATCGGGTTCGCCCGATCGATCGAGCTGATAATACTCGTAAAAGACTCGCTGCCCATCAGGCTGATGAACTTCTCCAGAGCACCCATCAGGAAACGGTGCTCCACAGCCTCACGCAGGAACCACGCCACGGGGCGGACAAGCAGCCGCCGGCTGACCGGACCACGGCAAAGGGTATAGGCAACCATCCGGGAAACCTCGGTTCCGTGACGTGCCAGAAACTCCAGACGCTCACGACCGTTAAAGGAGGAAATCTCCTCCGGGGAAACTCCCATCGAGAGGTATATCCGCACGATGCATATCTGGCCGGCAAGGTGCGGGCGGCGCATCGTCACGCGCCACCGCACGGGGCGTTTCATGAAAGGCAGGCGCCATTCCTTCAGGGGAAGGGAGACACCCAGGTCAAGAAGGGCCTCGGATGCCTCCCGCTGCACACGTCTTGCTTCACGCTCGTCCATACGCTATGCCGATACCGTGTCGTTGATCTCGTAAGGAGAACTGTCGTCCTCCGGCTTGTTCACCTTCAGCTGGCACTCGATCTTCGACACCTCCGTCAGCGTCAGTTTCCCGCCCAGGTTCGAGAGGATCGTACCGTTCGGGATAGTCATCGTCTGACCGCTCATGAAGTCGATTGTCCACTTGCCGGACATCTGTACCAGCTCCGTAGGGGCCTTCCAACCCGTCGGGGCGTCATCCGAACCCACCAGCGTGCCGCCAAGAACGGCCTTGATGTTCTTGTAGTCCAGCTGGATAAGATTGAACGTCGGGGAAATCTGACCGTTCTTTTGCAAAAGCGTCAGCACAGGTGCGTCGGGAACCTGTTCCGCCTCGACATCAACACTCTCCGGCTTCGTGCCGCCCCACTCCCAGCTCCCTTTCTCGATCCAACCGATCGTGGCGGAGCCGAACTTGACAACGGCAATGCCGTAAATGAAATTCTTATTCTTTTCCATATCGTCTCTTGATTAAAACGGTTAATACAATGCCGGATGCCACACCGGCGATAAAGGCAACGAGGGCGATTTGAACGGGGTTAAAACGTCGTTTGAACTCCGTTTCGGAAACTTCCGAAACACTCGCGGTGTCGCCCCGGATACGTGTCAGCTCCTCCTCATACCAGAGGACCAGACGCTGGAGACTGTCACAGGTGGAGGTCACTACCAACGTGTCGCCCCTGGACGTCACATCCACGCCCGCCTGCCCGTTTTTACCATGATAGGAGGCACCGGCAGGAAGCGCCAGCAGGTCAGGAACCGGAATTTTCAACGTCAGCGCCGATGCCGGGAGGCCCGCCATCACCAGCCCCCGACGCCCGGACCTTGCGCTGTCCGCGCCTGACGCGGTTTTCACCGTCGTCAAGCTCCGGACCTGTCTTCGGGAGCTCGCGCAGCTCATGAAGGACAGGACAGTCAGCACGGTGAAGGCAATCATTGGCACCGTCAATAGCCTTGCGCAAACGCGCCATCTCTCTTCGTGTCGCACTAAGTTCTTTTTTTAAGGGTTCTACAATATTATCGATCAGGATACGCGTGGCGTGCTCCGTGTTGTCTATCCGCACGGTCTCCGCGTCGGCTTTCGCCTTTTCCGCTTCCGCCTTCGCCTTCCTGACCGTGGGGCCCAACGTCAGAAGGGCCGTCAGAGCGGCCAGAAGGCCGCCGCCAAATATCCAGTTCAAGAGTACGCTCGTGTCCATGATCACTTTTTTATGATTGTCTGATACCTATTGAAACAAGCCATTTCTGCACGTCAAAACTGGGACAGGCTTTGGCCGCCAGCTCGTTATGCCCCACGATACGGACATCAGGGAAACGGCGGTGGAAGTCTTTCACGTACTTCTCAAGCGCACGCTTTTGGCAAACGGTACGCGTGTCCTTCGGGGTCTTGCCGTCTTTGGCTACACCGCCGGCATACACGATATGACGGCTGACGGAATTATAGCCGGCCACGCCGTTGGTGATTTCCCAAGGGTCCACGTTCGCGTCCTCGTTGTTGTCCACCAGGCGCTCCACGCCGCCATTCAGATGGAACAGGTCAGTATACCCGACCTGTTTCCAGCCGCGCCCGCCCTTGGATACGGGATTCGTGTGCCAGGAACGGATTTCAGCACCGCTTACCTCACGGCCCTCGGGAGTCGCAGTGCAGTGGATCACGAGATATTTCAGCTTTCCCATCATTCACCGCCTTCCTCTTCATCAACGGCCGCCTGTGACAGCGTTATTTCAACCTTCTTTTCCGGATCAGCGTCCAGACTCACCACAAGCGTACCTGATACCGCCTTGCCGCTGCTGTTCACTCCGGCGGTGATTTTCAGACCGTCATCGGTACCCTCTGCCGTAAAACCGGCAGGAACGGATGTCACGCTGTAATCACCGGAAGCGGTGATCGTCACCTCCTTGCTCTCACCGGCGGCCTTGAAAGAAAGACTGACCGGATCGGCAGAGATGGTGCGCACCACGGTCTTGAATACCGGGGAGGTACGGGTGTCAAGCACCACGAACTCTTCGCCGAAGGCAATTTCTGTGTCCGCCTTCATCAGCAGCTTGAAGAAGTACAGCTCGCTGGAGTTCATCCACTTGTCGATCTGGATCACCTCCTCATCGTCCTGGAGGTTCACGCCGGCGAAAAGGTTGCCGTCGGCACTCATCGAGCAGAGCGTGGCCACGATAAGGTCATCCGGCCATGAATTCAGCGTCTCGATGGTGATACCCTTGTAACGCTTTTTGTTTATGTCCGTCTCGCTCGTATTCTTGTACTCGCGTTCGGTCAGTTCGTCATCGTACTTGTCAAAATCATCGATGCTCATCAGGATACGCAGGTTCGGGTTCTCGCGCAGGGCTTTCGGAATAGCCTTGCGGACAGCCTTCAACTTGCCGATCATGGAAGTATCGGAAGGAGCCGGGACCACGATCACGTCCGGGTCCTTGGCGGCCTGTGTCAGGATACCGTTAAAAAGGTGGTCGTCATCACTCCCGAACTCGCCGTTGATATAATGCCAGCCGAGCTCGAATTTCACGTTCTTGCTGAGTTCGTCAAGCAGCGTGTTCTGGGCTTCGGGAGGAAGTTCGGCAAACACAAGGTTGCCCTTCGGCTGCCACTTGCGCCAGATATGCTCGAAAGCGCGGGGGTTGAAAGTGGTGAACGCCATGAAATCCTCCGGATCCAGGGACTTCTCCGAGTAATTGAAGTTACCCTTCGAATCCTCCAGGCCCGGGTTCTCCTTGCGTTTCTGGAGCATCTTGCCGGTCTTGATACGCGGCAGGCTGATTTTCTTCTCAACACCGGGGATCACCATGATCAGACCTTTCTCCACAAGGTCGTTCCCGGTACAGGCGAGTACCAGGATCTTCTCCAGTACCTCACCGTTGTAGTTGGTGTTTCTTACTACTATTGCCATAGCAAATATTTTTATTAATGTTTCAACTTGTCCTTAATCTCGGTCATACGCTTGTTCCATGGACTTTCATTGGTAGGGTTCACGCGCAGGTCGGTCATGACCTTGCGTTTCGGGGAGAGTTTCTCCAACGCCTTTTCCCCGTTCTCGCGGTCCTTGGACAAAAGGTTCTCATAGATGGGGCGGGTGGTGGCATCGATGCGGCCGTCACTCTCCGCGTCATCAAGCAGTTTCTTACGGGCGGCGGCATCGTCGGCCGCGGCCTTGTCCTGGAACACCTTCAGCTCGCCCTTCAGGCGGGTGACCTCGGCGTCAAGGGCCGGGACTTTCCCGGCTTCCGTTTCCAGAAGCCCGACTTCACGGAGAAAATCGTCATCTGTCACGCAGTTCTTGAACCGCGGATGTTTCTTCAGTTCGTCTAAATTCATGTTACTCTTGTTTTGTGGCTGTTGCAGCCGGTTATTGAATATTTGGAATACCTGTTCGGGGGTACTGTCCTCCGGAAGGGGGTCGGCA